ATTGATATCATCTTTAGCATCATCTGTCGCGTCACCGACCATGAAGGTCTCATTGTAACCCCCAGTTTGTTTGGCTATAGCAGTTTCTTTCTGCTCCGAAGAAGCAATATCAGATTCAATCTTCTCCCAACTATCGCCAGCATTTAACCTATCTATCCAATAATCAATTCCTTCATCACGAACCTCTCTGTCTAAATACTTATCGTAAAGAACATTAAGACCTTTAATATCTAATTCTTTTAATTTGTCAGGATTATGCGTAGCAAGAATAGTACGATCTGTTCCACGAATAACACTTGCTAATGCTTTATTACCTTCTGATGTGTTCTCGTTAGCCTTACCAGTATTTGTAGTAGTCGTAGCATCACCAAAAGCATTTGTGAAATCGGCTGCTGTTAATAACGTATCAGGATTCTGCTGCAACTCGTTGCTCATTGCAGCGCCTATAGTCGTTCCGTCTCCTGAAGTATCATCTGTCCCTCCATACAAAATATTATTAACTTGTTTCTCTCCACTAATATTAAAATTACTTAATACCGATTTTTTAATATCCTCCTCAGACATATTATTCTGCCTCATCTTGTCTATATCCTTTATCCAGTAAGTACGTCCCGCGAGATCATCGTCAGTTTCCTGCTGTGTTCTACCTAGGATATTGGTATATAAATCGTTAACGAATTCTTCATCTGTCTGCCCTGCTGCTGTACTAGAAGAAGTGGAGAATGGTAAAGGCTCTGCTGCAATATTATTAGCTCCGGCATTCATTACTGCAACGGAGTTACTAAGAGTTGTGTTGTAAAGATCTGCAGAGGCATTACTTGTCGTATCGCCTGCATCCCCGCTTGCTACAACAGCTGCTGCTGCATCATCATTACTAGCCGAAGTAGATCCAGTAACTGTAATATTGCTATCATCACTTCCTGCCGAAACCTGATTAATAGTAACGTTATTACTGGCTTCGTTTTGGATTGCTGCTACGGCATCGTCTGCAGTGACGTTGCCTGAATGCATAGCCTTACCCCACCCCGACGTTGAAGGAGTGTAGGTTTTTCCAGTCGCTTCTACCGCTGTTTTTACTTTTGCGTGTTTTTGTCCTTCTGCTGAGTTATCAAATAACGTAGCAATACTGTCTAAGCTAGCTCCTTTGCTTACTTGATCCGACCAATAGGCATAACCACTAGCATCTGGTGCTCTACCAAATTTTTCTTGATATAGACCGTGAAGCGAGGTAGCCATGATTTAGAAGAATCCGCCTTGAGCAAAAATATTTAAGCGAGTGTTAGCACTTGGTGAAGCAATAGAATCTTGCGTTCCTACGTACAGAGTTGCTCCAGAGGGGACGTATAAACCTGTATTCTTTTTATCTGTCTCAGTAAGAGAAGAATCACCACCTAAGTTAGGAACAGGAACAGACAAGGCTGGTAAAGCAATGTTGGTTCTAGAACCTAGTCCTATAGAGGTCGATATAGTCGCAGCCGCAACACATAAAGTATTGGTGGTGGTTATTGTTGCAGTTGTTGTGGCTAGGCTCAAAAAGACTAAAACTTCAACAGCAGCACTACCAGTAATCTGAGTACTAGCTTCAGTAGCTACGACCGATATACTATCTACCACTGCACCATCGTTAGAAGTGCAATCGACTAATAACACACATCCGTTACCTGTAACGGTGTTGTAATTGGAAGCTGTCGACAATGCAGCCGTGCCTCCTATGCTTGCGAAAGAATGCAGCGGTCTGTCTATCAACAGCGGCATCTTGTTTGTACTACTGGCAGCCAAGTTAATACCTCATCTAATTAGATTTTAAAGAAACTAAAAGAACGGAGTCTCAAAGCTCTCGAAACCATCAGCTTCAGGAGCAACATTTCTCTGTGGTCCAGAACCTAAGGGGCCTGGAGCCATCCTTGTTCCTTTCTGTTCTTTGTTTGGTTTGATCTTTCCTTCCCTCTCTTTTCTTATATGAGGGGGCTTAAAACGACCACCTGTTTGATCTGGTTTAGTTCTAACAGGTCCTTCTTGAGTACCTACTTGTTCTGCGTCTCTGTACATATTCGTTCTTACTACTGTGTCGTCTGCAGGTCTAAACGACTCAACATTCATTGGATTGTTAGGAACCCCACCTCTACTAGCAGACAGGTCTCGAGCAGTTTTACGCATCTGAGGTGTATTCTCATACCACTCGTTATACCTCGTTGCCCTGACTGGTCCAGAACGATGTTTCAGATGATCAGGAACCATGCTGCCTGATTTCTTTCTTGGACGCTGACCGCTATTACCATCAGGAGTAGCGAATGACATTAACCTATACCTCCACCAAAGAGTTGAGCCCAGTTTTCTTTATCTCTACGGTTGTCTTTCGTTTTGTTAGGTCTCCCTTCAGCAACAGGCTCTTTAAAATTCCTGCCGCCTCCCTTAGGTCTACCCTCCATTGGCCCTTCCCAAGGCTCGCCAACCACTATAGGTTTCTCGGTTTTACCTCTGCCTCCTCCTTTAGGTCTGCCTTCGAGACTAGGCTCTTTCCAAGGCTCCCCAACATGGTGGTTAGATTTACCTTTAGCCTTTTTGTCTAAGAAAGACTTCTGCTTCATTAAAAAATCTGCTGCATTAGGAGCGTTGTAGTTAGTTATTCCAGTTGGTGTTTCTTTCTCGAGATTTAAAGCAGCAACAAAGTCGTTCATCTTCTTAGGAGCATTCCCTTCCTCTAAAGGTCTTGCTGGTTTTACTCCTGCCTTGTCCTGAGTAATCCCTATTTCTGGCTGCATGTTGATACCAGATTGTGCTAATCCAAATGTTGATTTTCTATTACCATCTCCAATAGCATTTTGAACATCACCTAAAGCTGCACTTCTGTTAATTTGAGATTTAAACGGAGTTGTGTTGCCTTGACTGAATGTTCCATCTGAAGGAACTGTATTGACGTCGAAAGGAGTGAAGGAAGCACCATTAGCTTGAGTCATATATTGATCAGCCATCGCCTTTAACGCACTTTTCTGTGCATCACTACCTTTTGTAACGTGCGTAGTCCAGCCGCCCATTCCAGGTCCTTCAAGGTTGGCACTAGCGTTAAATATTTCCGGAGATAAAGAGTCTGAATTCCATCTCTGGTCTTTTTTGAGAAATTCGTTAGGATTTAATCCTTTAGGTAGTCGTGCCATAGTTACCTCCAGTTCATTGAGCCAACAGCTTGAGAGATTCTGGTTCCAACCGCTGTATCTGCTGGTCCCTTTACAGCCATAATAAACTCTGCGCCTGATCTTTCGAAAGCGTAACGTCTCACGTCACTACGCCTGTAATTAGCAACATATAATGTTTCTGCTAATTGATCGACTTCTCGTAAGTATACTTCCCAGTAGTCTTTAGCAGCTTTCATAGGATCTGACTGATAGATCGCTCTATTCGAGTCTCCTACAATTCGCTGAATTCGACTGGGTTGTGGCTGTGATTCTGTCTTAAATATCTGTGAAACCTTGTAGGCTTTGTCACAGCGATCTAAGTGCTCGGTTGTCCGGTTATAGAAATAAGAATCCGGGATACGAGCCATAGCTTCTTCCACTCTGGCAATATCGCCAGCTGGGAGGTTAGCTCCGGTGTTGTAGCCCAAATGAAACCGACAACGGCTTTTGTCGTAGTCGTTAAGCTCCAATGGCTAGTAAATGCAACCTATTCTTTATTGTACGAGAATTATGCAACGTAGATCAGATCTTCTGCAATAATAGTATCCCAATCAACTCTACTAATCTTCTTGAGCTGTTCTAAATTTTTAAATCTTTCGCCAGGAAGAGATAATCTAAGCTCGACTATTTTCTTAGCTGTTGCATAACCAATACCTTTTACAGCTTTAGCAATATTTTCTGCTGTCGCTGCATTCACGTTTAATCGAGTGTCTACAGGGATAACACTTTCGGGCATCTTATCTTCGTCTTTATGATCTTCCGCTGTCTGAGGTTCAATAGTTTGTCCTGTACGACCTTTGCCAGCCTCGTAGGAAACTAAGTCAGCCAATGCTACATAAACGACTTGGCCTGCATTGTTTTTAACCATTGCCCAATCCTTGTCGTGATGGGATATGAATTCAACAATTTGACCAGTCTTTTGATTTTGATAAAGCGTCATAACACAAAAAAAGGACATCCGATACCAGATGTCCTTCATTGTAGGGATAAAAACTAATTAATCCAACTATGCGCCTTGCTCAACCACGTATGGAGTTCCAACATCCTCACTGTTAGGTACTGCATCATCAACGAAGTATGAAACAGTAACGATGAGGTATGTACCACCGCTTGCAGTTGAAGTTAAAGCAGAACCTGCAGATGTTCCTGTGCTGTCAGTTACATAGACCTTAAGAGTCTCAGCACCAGATAAGGTAGCTGCTGTAACAAGACCAGTTACTGAAGTTCCAGGAGCGATAGTTGTACTTCCTACTGCAAGATCTGCAGAGTTAGAAGCAACTTTAGTAGCTGTGATAGTTGCATCGTTTCCGATAGCATCAGCAACTTTCAATCTGTTGGTGTTAGTTCCAACAAGACCAGAAGTAGCTGTTCCAACTCCTTTGTCCTTACGAACGTCAGGTACACGAATACCAACAGAGTAAACATTAGCGCCAGCTGGCAATGTTAAACCTGTGATATCTGCACGAGCTTTGTCGTCTCCTCTGAGGTCTGGGCTAGGAATGACGACGTCGAAAGATGTACCACCAGTTGAATTAACTAGTGCGTAACCTGTCTTCTGAAAGTAAACACGACCAGGCTCAGACACAACGCCTTGACCTTGGTAGCTACTTAGTTGGGCAACCCAGTTGCCGGGAAAGATTTTCTTTGCCATGTGATAAATACCTTAGTAAACGAAACTGAAGGCACAAGTCACGAAATCCTTATTCAGCATTTCGAACCCAGCAAAGAGGGACCAAATCATAATAATAAAGCGCGAAAAATCGTCGTTATTATTAAGAAGAATTTGAGCGTTGTTACCACCAATACCTACACCAATAGCCTGAGGGCCAAAGAAGAGCATAGGAGCAGCGGTTGTCACTGTATTAGTGATGCTCGCGTCAGTGATTGTTACCTGTAAAGATTTCTCAGGCAAGTTGGTTGATTCGAACCATCTTACGCCC